GAGCAGGGGGCACAGTTGATTTTGGATGAAACTGCTGAGTTGTATGATTTCAATATTACTTGGAACTCGATGAACCAGGACGAATCCAAGGTGATCGAAAAGCTCGATACAGTTGGTAAGCTGATGGCTCAGTATGATCGCAGTGGCCAGGCTCGATTCGACATTTATCTCCGCAAGGTATTGGAAGCGATTGATCCTAACTTAGCATCCCAATTAATCATGCCACAGCAGGAGGCTACAGATAAAGAGATTCAGGAGACTTCTGCGGATATCGCTAAGATTGCATCGGGTCAGGTGGTCAATGTACCACAGCAGGGAGTAAACTCTCAGCTTCGCTTGCAACAACTTCAGCAGTACATTCAGGGAACTCCTGAAATACCGGCACAGGATGTCCAACAGCGGATGCAAGAGGACGAGAATTTTGCGAAGAGGCTTCAAACATATGCGGGTCAGCTCGAAATGATGCAAACCCAGCAGCGCAACGCACTTATTGGTCAACTAGGGACAGCCCCCGGCAATGTACCAGGCACAGCAGTAGCGGCATGAGTTTAACATATAGAGGAATGAAGTTCGCTGGGGTGAATAAGCCCAAGCGTACACCTAATCACCCAACCAAGTCCCATGCAGTTGTTATCAAGAACGAAAGGGATAAATATCAATTGATTCGATTTGGTGAACAGGGTGCAAAAACTGCTGGCAAACCCAAGAAAGGTGAGAGTCAAGCGATGAAACAAAAGCGTAAAAATTTCAAAGACAGACACGCTAAGAATATTGCAAGGGGTAAAACATCTGCGGCCTATTGGGCTGATAAAGTTAAATGGTCATGAACAAGAAGAAACCTGGACTATGGGCGAATATCGCCGCCAAGAAGAAACGCATCAAGGCAGGCTCGGGGGAGCGGATGAATAAGCCTGGAGATAAGGGATATCCATCAGCAAAAGCGATCAAAACATCCCAAGGAAAGCGTAAAAGAAAATGACATTAGCAGATGCAGTAGCCGGACTCGGACAACAAACCGAGTGGGTAGTAATTAAAGATTTTATTAAAGAGCAGAGGGATATATGCCTGGTAGATTTTCAGGACTATACTCATGTGGATAACCCGCAGAAGCTTGCAAGGCTAAGTGGCGAGATAGCTGGGCTTACCCGAATAATGGAGTCACTTGAAAATGCCGAAACTGACACCCCATCAGCAGTTTAAAAACGCACATAGGTCTTTACTAAATCGTTGGGTCGAAGAGTCTGATATTGATGACTTAGAGTTGGCTCAAATAGCAGTAGATGACACGCAAGAATGGTTGGATGAAGAGGTTGTCGATTTCGAGTCAGAAGTCGATTTAGATGAAGCGTAAGGGTAATCTTTACGAGCAGAAATACTTCGCATCTGCTCTAGAGGCTGGGCTTGAAGTATTTATCCCACTGGGTGATTACCTTCCGCAAGATTGCCTGGTTATGAACTCAGCAGGGCGAGTCTTTAAGGTTCAGGTAAAAGGAACAGAGACTAAGTCTAAAGACCCACAAAGAAAAGGGGTTGGCCGATATCAGGTAACTACTTCATCGGGTGGTAATAGTAAAGTATCAATAGATTGCACCAAAGTGGATATCATTGTGGCCTATATTGATGAGTTGAATACTTTTTACCATATTCCATGCATTGAATTAGACGGTGCGAAGCGTATTAGTTTATACCCACATATTGTTAATTCTAGGGCCAAGCACGAACGATTTAAAAATAATTGGTCCGTTTATAAAATCTCCTGAGAAATTTGATTTTTTACCTGCTAAAATAGTTTTTGGTGGGGTGTATCTGCCCCGCAGAAAACTCAAAGAGTGCGAACTTTAAACGCAGAAATCATGGCAGAAACAGTTATTAGCGAGGCTCCGGCTGAATCTACGGGAGCAGAAAACAATCAAGTACGAGGCCCACTATCGGTGGAAGATTTGGCGGCATCCTTTGTCGAGCAGGTCGAAACTGATCAGGAGGCTCAGGTAGATGAGGCGAAGGAGGAGAATACCGAGACCGACCACGCAGAAGCATCAACCGACCAGGATGAAGATGTTCTTTCACAGTTTTCTGAGTCCGAAGAAGAGGACGGAGAAGATACCGAAGAAGTAGAAGAGGAAGTCGAGGAGGAAAGCGAGAGCGAACCTCCTAAAGCTGTTGGTAAGCTATTAAAGCAGGTCAATAAGCTTACAGCTCGAGCAAAGTCAGCAGAAGAAACTGCTGAAGCACTCAAAGCTGAAATCGACAACCTGAAGCAATCAGGAGGCAGTCAGTCGCAACCAGCTCAACCCGAGTTAGAAAATATCCAGTCTTTTGAGGACTTACAACAGTTGCAGAGGGAAGCACAGGCCGCCAAGAAGTTTGCACTTCAGCATATCGGTAAGGATTACATAGAAGTCGATGGCAAGGAATATAGCGATGATGATATTCGAAATATTCTCACCCAGGCAGACGAATATCTTACTGAGAAAATCCCTCAACGAAAGCAGTACCTGCAAGAAAAATCAGAGTGGTCACGCGATACCATCGCCACCCATCCGTGGATGGATTCATCCAAAGATGATGATATCTCTGAAAGTCGCAGGGACACCTTTAAATCACTTCGAAATCAATACGCCAATGTATTGGACGGTCTTCCGAATGGTGACTTCATCGCCGCCACTCTAGTTCGTGGAATAGAAGCATTAAAAAGCGAGCAAGCCGCAAAGTCTGCCAAGAAGGCAGTCAAAAAGCGTAAAGCTCCACCTCCCACAGATGGAGGAGATGCATCACCACCTATCGAAAATTCAACGACTCGGAAACAGAAACAAAAAACAAAGATCCTGGATCGTAAAGGACCACTCTCGGCTAACGATCTCGCCGCATTTCTCGCGGACTAAAATTTAAAATCTTAAAATAAGGAAATACTTAAAATGGCATTAGCAACAAGCTACAATGTGACCGCCGCCAAAGGCGCTCGCGAAAACTTAGAAAATCTATTAAAAACTGTAGAACCTACAGAAACACCTCTGTATTCTACTCTTTCACAATCAGCCGCTCCAAAGGCAACTCTTAACGAGTGGTTGGTTGACTCCCTCGCCGATCCCGAGATTGGCGGAACAATTGACGGCGTTGATCTTACGATCTCTGATGCGGCCAACTTGATCGACTCAAGAGCAAGATTGGGCAACAGGGTGCAAACCATCAGAGACATATTCTCTGTCTCGCGTCAGTCTGAGATGATTGATGTGGCTCCTGGTGGACAGGGTGGATTATTCAACGCTTCCAAAGCAAAAAGTTTAATTCAGCTCAAACGCTCAATCGAAACTGCTATCGCTTCAGGAAACGATCAAGCCGCCGGAACCGCTTCCGCTGGAGCTACCCTTTGCGGGTTAGGGACTTGGTCTAATCCGAGTGCGACCGGAAATACTTTCGATTCAGTGGCCAAACAAGCATTTCGTGCTGTTAGTGGATCTCGCGTAACTCTTAGTTCTTTAACTGAGTCTGCTTTTCGTGGATTGCTTCAGGCAGTTTACACTGCAAGTGGTGCTAAAGGTTCGTATAAATTGTTTGCCGGTCCAGCGGTGATGAACGCCATCACCGATTACACCCGTGCGGCAGTCACCAACAATCCTGTTTACAGCTTCACGCAAGATGTTAGCGGTAAAACCTTGGTAAACAGTGTTTTACATTATGTCAGCGATTTTGGCAGTATCGATATAATCCCTGATTTATTTCTTGGACGAGTAAATGGTACTCCATCCGGTACAGACACCGCTGAAGGCGTAGTTAATACCGACCGTGCTTATCTCATCCCTGACGATGACACTGTTTCCCTTAAATTCCTTGAGGGTATTACTGTAGTGGATCTTCCTGACAATGGTGCTGGAAAACGGGCTTTCACTGAGGCAATGTGTACATTGCGTGTAGGCAATCCTAGGGCTTTAGGTTCTATCGTTTGATCAGGTAATAGTATTATTATCATGTTGTTATTTGGAGGCCGGCTTAGGGGTAGGCCGGCCTCCTTTTTCTTTTTATAAAATGAGTCTAAATATAATCGTAAAAGGTGGAAAGAGGAGTGGAAACTCCCAGGAGGAAATTGCATACTATCTTCGAAAA